TCTTGGTTTAGACATATTGAATGTATATTTGTTTTAGCACACGATTTATATCGCGCCGACAACTTTAGTAGTGTTCTTTTTGCCTTTGGTAGCTTCATGCAGAAGTATACCACGGCATCTTTGTTTAAGAGCATTCTAGACTTGTTTGAAGAAACAGATAAACTTACAAGAGATGAAGTGTCTGAGAGAGCAACGCCACTCGAGGTTCGAGAGGCTTGGGCTCTTGCCAAAACCCACACCCAATTCAAGAAGATCAAATATCTTATTGGGGCTTGCATGACTGCTGCAGGATGTGAAGCAGCAGGTCAATCTATAGACTTTAAGGGCATCCAGCTCTTGAGTTTCGAGGCAGAGAAAAAGCAAGCTAATGCAGTTGATGTAATTGATGCAATGATCAGCACCTTTACTTGGGCCTGTGATACAGGCGCTAAGTGTATCGCTGATGGTTCCTTGTATCCTATTTTATATTCGGATCAGAATGTTACCGAATTGAACAATCTGCTAAATGATATCTTTGCCCACTCCGAAAGTATTCTCATTGGAAACAAAGATGAATACGGCACAGTCAACGACCTGGAGAAAAAGGTTGATGACGCTATTTCTCGTATCCAGAAGATGAAGAAGGTCCGCCCGACTGGACCGACTGCAACCTGGCTTCAAGATAAGTATGCTAAGCTTGTCGCTGTGAAGGAGAAGATATATGCCCGCAATGCTTCTACCACTATGCGTGAAGCACCGTTTGCAATCCACATCAGTGGAGGTACGGCTGTGGGAAAATCTACTCTTACTACGCACACATTGCATGTTTGTCTCAAAGCTATGGGTCTTGAGAGAGACGAGTCCCGGATTTCGACTGATGATGCCTCCGATGACTATGACACCAATATCTATTCGTATTTGCTTGCGATGATTTTTGATGACGTCAACAACGGAAAACCTGATAAACAGCCAAAGCATATTATTGACCGTTTAATTAAGCTTTTCAATAACGTCGCCGCAAAAGCCATTAAAGCAGAACTATCTGAGAAGGGTGTTACATTTATCAAATTCCTTATAGGTATTATCACGTCCAATCACGATGATTTTGGCGCACGTTTCTTTTCTGACGTGCCGGAGGCCATTTTACGTCGCTTTTTACATGTTAGAGCATCTGTGAAACCGGAATACCGTGTTCCTGGTGGCACCATGCTTAACACTGATCACCCCGACCTCAACAAAGGAGATCTTTGTGTTGATGTTTGGGACCTCAAGATTGAAGAAGTTTTTGTTTATGACAACAAAAAGGGCGGCAATAATTATCAGTTCCGCACTTTGATCTTACCACCTGATTACAAGGGTGAACGTGTCTGTGATAACATGAATTTGAGCGAATACATGGATGCCATGGTGTATCTCGCAAGGAAACACCAGGCTAAACAGGCCAAGCTTCTCAAGAATTGCAAGGACTACAGTGCCATGCCTTTCTGCGACAACTGTTGCAAACCACCAGCTTTGTGCTCGTGTGAGAAGTTCTTTTCTTCCGAAACACCTCCTGCTTCCGTTCCCCAAGATGAAATCCAAGAGAGGATGAACGTGCCCATCCTCCCCAAACCTCCTACAGATGAAGCTGTAGCTGCTGAGGCATTGCAGCTTTTATCTGAGGAAACCACCCACTTTCCCTCTCCCAAGCCACCAGCGCGTGCGCCTAGGAGACCGGCCAAATACAAAATTGTGCCAAAAACCCCCATCCTGCGATCTCGTATTCGATCACTTCCGGCTACTCCTGCTTCCTTGTCGTTGAAATCGTACGAAGAGCGCGACAGTAGGATAAGAGCTACTAGAATTCGCAGGTTGGCAACAAAACCCACACCGCATATACAGCGTGGAACTTACGCTTGTGGTAAATGCGGTAATAAAACCAAGGGTCACATTTGTCCGTTTATAATGGTGCCTAACGATATGGCGTCTGAGTTTCCGGATATATTGGCCCCAACAACCATTGTTCCATCCGAAGTTGAGGAGAGAGCTATCGTTGACACTGTCAGCGAAGTGGTTGTGAGTGCTGTGAAATCACACATTAAATCCTATCTCAATCCATTAACTTGGATTGAATCGTATAATCCCTTCGGTCCTGTTTCCGTTACATTACCGAATGCATACAATTGGATCTTTCGACCTCTAGCAACCCACACCACTGTTCAATTGCACCAAGAACTGCGTGCTGCTATTTCTGAATATTCTCTCCCCTTCCTCGTTTCACTTGTTCCTGAACCCATTTTTAATAATCGGTTCTTTGGTATCTTTCTCAATAGATACATTCATGCAGTAAGCGTGTACCAGAGTCGATGGTTAGCAAGATCAGTTAGTTATTCAACGCTGATTGCTTCCCTCTATTTTATTCGTACTCGCCAATACAATAGACTCCCTCTCACATTCGTGTGTGGAGCAGTCGCTTCCAGTTTTGTATGGTTGAGCTACCTGAAAAGACGTCAGGCGTTGACTGAGGAGTACTCTCAGCGTACCGACGTATTGGAGGTAGTTAGACCTTACATTCCACAGAATAAACTGAAAATTGCAATTGGCTGTGGCGCCTTCCTTGCCTTTATGAAGGCAGTCCATATGATGTACAAAGCTTACGCACTATCACAAGAAGAGACAGAGGAAAGAGGGGAAGGAGATGTTCAGGAAATTGACAACACCAAGTCCTCCTCATGGTTGGGATCTATGATGACTGGAATAGGTGCTACTTTCCTTTCATCAAGTTTGAACAAAAATACAACACCAGAAGAGATGTTGAACAGAGTGAAGAAGTCCAATACCGTGTATTGTACATTTGACCGAGAAGACGGTACCACCACTTCTTGTCATGGTATATTCATCAGATCTCATATCATCATTTTTCCGTATCATGTTTTCTTCAACAACCAGCAAAGAGAAAAATTCTATGATACGCTCACAGTCACTGCTCGCAGAAACACAAGTTCGTGTTCTAAACTCAAATTCATGAGCACAATTGATGTAAATACAGTTGTTTCCGAAGAGTGTGACATGGTGATGTGTTTTGTGCCTAAAGCTGCAAACGCTAAGGACATAACTAAAGATTTTGCATTCACACGCCCAGTGGGCAATTGTCTTGCTCAAATGGTAACGTGCAAAGACGGCAAATCTAGTATCAAACAGATCACACCCCACTTCCAACAAACAGGAACTATCAACACTGAATTCTACGGTGCGAATTTTCGTTTTACAGAAAGCACTTATGGATTATGTGGTTCCCCAATCATATCCACAACCAAAGTGCCTGCCTTGATCGGGATGTTCATCGGAGCCTGTGACCAGAAAAACGTTGGCGTAATGCAGTGCATCACTAGGAACGACCTGGAAGTTTTACAATCCAAACTGTTCCAGCTACCAGATGTAGTTGCGCTAGGGAAATATACAAATCTTCCCGAGAGTTTCTATGGCAGAAAGCTCCTAGATTCCACTAAGGTTCATGAGCGATCAATGTTCGCAACACTTCCATCAGAGAGTCCTCTTATTGTTTATGGGTCAACAAAATTTCGCCCACAATCTAAGAGTCATGTGGTTAAATCCGTGATCTCTGATGCAGTAACCGAGGTAACAGGTGTTGAAAACAAATGGGGTCCTCCCAAAATGACCCCGAACTGGAGAGCGTACAATCTCACTCTCACTTCGATGGTGGACGAACCGGAACCATTCCACCCGAAATTGTTGAAGCGAGCAAGAGAGGACTATGAAGAGCCCTTATTGAGACTAGCTGAAGAGAATACCGATCCATACTGTAGAAAGCTAACTTTACAGGAAGCTATCCGTGGTATACCGGGTGTTCGTTTCATTGACGCCATCAAACGAGCCACCAGCTGTGGTCATCCACTTTTTGGACCTAAATCCAATGAGATCGACGACGACTGGAACCTCTCTGAGCGAGTTCTTGCCGAGTACAAACGTGCTTTGGCCTGTTATCAGCGCGGAGAAAGGTATTTTGCTGTTTATATGGCTTGCTTGAAAGATGAAGCTAAATCTCTGACCTCTGAAAAAGTCCGTGTTTTCCAGGCATGTCCTCTTGTCTTCACCCTCTTGATCCGGCAGTATTTCCTGGGGATTATGCGATTTCTCAGCATGCATCCTTTGATGTCTGAGTGCGCAGTAGGAATTAACTGCATGGGTCCTGAGTGGCAACAACTACAAGATTTTGTAGCCAAGTACAAGGACGCTATTCTTGGATGGGATTACAAGAAGTTTGATGTCACCATTTTATGCGAAATCATGACTACAGCATGCAAGATTCTTATCCGAATCGGTGAGAAACTTGGTTATGCTAAGGAAGATATTGCTGTTATGAGCGCCATGTGTACCGACATTGTTAACGCAATGATTGATTACAATGGCACTTTGATTATGGTGTTCAATATGAATCCTTCTGGTAATCCACTGACAGTTTACTTGAATTCCATTGTTGGAGCACTCTATGCTCGCATGGGATTCTTTCACTGTTGCCCAAACCTCAACCGGTACAGAGATTATGTTAACTCCTCGTGCTATGGCGATGACTTCACTGGTAGTGCGGATGTGGAAGCGCGAAATTTCACATTCCGTAATTTCCATGATTTTCTTGCCAAACATGGTGTTATTATCACTGTACCCTCCAAAGAGGATGACATTGTCGACTACCTTGATCCAGATCAAGCAGATTACTTAAAGAGAGTTTCCAACTTCATTCCAGAACTTGGTCTCTCATTGGGTGCTCTAGAACTTGAAGCTATTTACAAGAGTTGGCATTGCAACCTCAAGTCCAGAACCACAGACATGCGCGAAGTGGCTATGTCTTGCATAGACTCCGGTCTCCATGAAGCCTTTGCCCATGGTAGAACCGTTTATGAGAAAATGCGAGCTGACGCTAAGCTAATCTGTGAAAAAGTCAATCTATCAACCCCATCATTGTTTTACAGTTTTGACGATAGGGTTGCCAATTGGCGAACCAAATACACTTAAAAACTGACAACTTTCCTTTCAATAATTGGCGTGAATGGTCCGCGAAGTCTATGACCTTTTGTGGTTCAGGGATTATCCAAAAATCCTTAGCACTGGTAAGTGCGACTGTATCTTTATTTTATAATATTTTATTCTTTTATATTACGTGTTTATTGTCTGTACAATTATATGCTTACATGAATCCTCCGTATGCGCGAAGAATTCAACGCCCAACAACTACTAAAGATTTAACAAAGGAAAAACTTATCACCATAGAACGCACAGAGGTAGGTGAGCGTTCCACAGAACAAGCTGCCACTGTAACTTTTATGGATGATCAACCTGGTGCAACAGAAGCTCCACCTGAATTTCTCGATCCACTGCGAGATCAGGTGTATGACTCCTGCACCGAATTACAACATTTCCTCAGTAGACCGATAAAACTGGATACTGAGGTTTGGAATGTAGGTTCTGAATTGCGTTTTGTGTTTATAGATCCGTGGGGTCAATTTATAAGAGATCCTCGTGTCGCCCAAAAGGTTGCTCATTACAAATTGATGAATTTTGACATGCATATCAAGATTGTAGTCAATGGCACACCGTTTCACTACGGAAGAGCCATTTGTTACTACACTCCTCTTGCAATGTATGACAATATCAACGATTATGCCTTTACTGGCCCAAATACTGATCAACTGACACTCAACACACAGAAACCTCACGTTTTCATCAATCCAACAACTTGTGAAGGTGGAGAGATGGTCTTACCATTTTTCTATCCCAGAGCAAATGTTGATATTACATCTCTAGACATTACTGATGGTCTGGGTCTGTTGCAGATCGACTCCATTAACACACTGAAACATGCCAATGGAGCTACAGATCCAGTAACTGTTACTGTCTACGGATGGGCTGAGAACGTTAAGCTAGGCGTAGCTACTCAACAAACCTACGATTCCTTGATTATTCCTCCTCCTATTTCAACTTCTGAAGTTGAAGAAAGAGCAGATGAGTATGGAATGGGACCTATATCAAAACCTGCTAGCGCTTTGGCTAGCATCGCTTCTAAATTTAAGACAGCACCCGTCCTAGGACCATACGCAACCGCTACCCAAATTGGAGCCAACGCCTTATCACGAGTTGCTTCCATATTTGGATATAGCCGAACACCGATACTAACTACATCTGTATACCGACCTAATACCAAAGGATCATTCGCTACTTCTAACCAAGAAGATGACGT